TTTCTTTTGGAAAAAAATTTAATCGTAAACTTAAAGACCCAGTGTGGGAAACCGTCAGCATGAAAATAAAAAAATATATACCCTTCCTAAATATTAATGTGTTCCAGTATAAAAAAATTTTAAGAGAGATTGTCAATGAGTAATTTTTTTGAATCCGAAATCATTCAAGGAGAACTTGAAGAAATCAATGAACTTCAGAAAATTCTTTATGGTAATGTAATGCAATTTCCTACAATGGAATATGATGAACGAATGGATCACATTGACCTTTTGACAGAGTTATTGGAAAAACAGAAAGTTATGTACACTCGTCTGTCACTATCTGATGATCCTGAAGCTGTCAAACTGAAGGAACATTTACATAAAACAATTCCTTTAATGGGTTTTCCCAAAGGAACTGATATGAATTTGCTCTTTGAGGGTATGAGAGAAACAATCTCAAAACTTAAAGACAATATTGACAAATTGTAATTAATCCATTATAATCTAAACATCCAACGAAATCCAATTTAATCCGAGGTATCCAAATGTCATTTGCTAATCTTAAAAAGCAATCAAAATTAGGTTCTTTAACTGCAAAGTTAGTTAAGGAAGTTGAAAAATTAAACACTAACGGAACATCAGGTGATGACCGTTTGTGGAAACTAGAAGTTGATAAGTCAGGTAACGGGTATGCCGTTATTCGATTCTTACCAGCACCTGATGGTGAAGACTTACCGTTTGTAAAACTGTACAGTCATGCATTCCAAGGTCCTGGTGGATGGTATATTGAAAACTCTCTCACTACACTTGGTCAGAAAGATCCCGTATCAGAGTATAACTCTCAGTTATGGAACAATGGAACAGATGCAGGTAAGGATG